TTGACTTTAAACTAAACTTAACCCCCGGCGCTAGACCCCCCGCCATATATGACCGAAACCACCGAAATAATCGACCTACCGAGCGAAGAGGATTTGCCCGAAGAGGTTAGAGGGTTTAGCGAGCTAGTGCGCGAGGTAGGCGCCTCCTTACGCACCGCGACCAAGCGCCCGCAATACAAGCGCATGCACGCGGTCTATACGCTGTTTATAGCGGTGCAAACCAACGAGGGGCATAAGATTGGCGCCTCCATATCCAATGTGCCCATTGATACGCTGCTAGCCATGCTGCGCGCGCAACTGGCGGGCGTGGAAGAGCTAAAGGCCTCCGGGCATGAACTTGATGGCTTGCCGGTGAGCCATTGAGCTACCGCTATTCATGGGATAAAGCGCGCAACTGTCTGCGAATCACGACATTGTGCGAGCAGTGCGGCGCACCGCGCGGCGAGCAAAGCGCGCAATACTGCCAAAAATGCCACACCGAAATGGCATTGACTAGCCAAAGTTCCAGAAAAACGTTGACGCTAATGATGCTAAAGAAAGATGAGGGGCGACATGAAGGCGAAACAACCCAAAAAAGAAGGGGACCGCGCGGAAAGCTTCGCGACACTACTTGATAAAGTCGGGTCGCGCTTAGGCTACTACGTGATGAGCAAAACCGGGCGCACGCGCCGGGTAAAACTTATGGCGTGGTCTAAATGGTTTGAGAAAAACTATTTAAAGCGCCAAATCGCCCGCGATGAATTCCCGGGCGGCGTGGTGTCCACCGTATTTCTTGGCATCGATCATGGCTTCGGCGGGCCGCCGCAGCTTTTCGAAACCATGATTTTCACGCATAAGAAAAAGGCGCCGCTTAATAACTATTCGCGCCGCTATTCGACCATTGAACAGGCGCGCAAGGGTCATGCGGTGGTGGTTGCCATGACAAGTATCGGTTTAAGCACTAAGTGAAAATTTTAGTGTGCGGCGGGCGCGAGTACGCCGACAAGGATTTTTTATATAACTATTTAGATGGCTTTCGGCAAACGTGGGAATGGGGCGAAGTGAAGCTCACGCATTTAATCCATGGAGACGCGCGCGGCGCCGATCATTTGGCGCACGGTTGGGCGGTGTTGCATGGCGTGCAACCGGTGCGCGTGCCCGCGTTGTGGGATCTATTTGGCCCGAAAGCGGGCGCGATACGTAACGCTCGGATGCTGGCGTTGCTCGATTTGGAAAGGGATTTTGTGATTGCATTTGCAGGCGGGGCAGGGACCGCGCACATGATGAGTATTGCTAGGAAAGCAAAGGCGCGAGTAATAGACACAACTGAAAAGGGGCGAACCAATGAATGCATACGAAATGATAATGAGGGCAGCGGATAATATCGAACGGCACCCGGAAAGGTTTAATTTCCAGGTTACGCGCGTGCCGCAAACGCCGTTTGATCCGGCATGCTACTTAGGCGAAATGCTGCGCGTGTTGGGCGTGAAGCACGGCTTTAACGTCGGCGACTTCGTGCCTTCCATGCTTGGCATGAGCGAGCAATCTTTTTTCCAGTCGCTTGCGCTCATCAACGGCGGCGGCGTGGTGAAGGAATTTAATCCGCATGATGCGCGCGTTGGCGTGCCCTTGATGCGCGAGTTTGCCAAGCGCTTCGAAGGCATCCCGGATGAAGTGCGCGCGATTTTCAACACGCCGCCGCGCGTAGTCAAATGGGTAATGATGACGCCCCCGTTTACATCGACGGCGACGCCGCCCAAGGGCGCAAAGTACAACATAGCTACCGATAGCTACGAAATGGCCCCCGCGTAAGGATAGAGACATGAAAATTATTCAGGCAATGAAGCAAATTAAAGACCTAAGTGTAAAGGCGGCGGATTTGCGCGAAAAGGTGGGCAAAAACTGCGCTAATTTGAATATCGAAACGGAAACTTACGCCGACACCAAGGCGCAAATAGCCGAATGGATTCAAGCGCACCACGACATTTTGAAGGAAATTATGCGCCTTCGGGTGAGCATTCAGCGCACCAACTTGGCAACGCAAGTTTCGATGACGATTGACGGCGTGACGGTGACGAAAAACATTTCCGCATGGATTCATCGGCGCCGCGATTTGGCAACGCTCGAAATGAACATGTGGCAAAAGTTGAGCGATAGGGGTTTGAAAGAATCCAACGTGCAAACGGCGCAAGGTGGCCCGGTTACGGAAGTGCGCATAAGGCGTTACTTCGATGCCGCCGAGCGTGACCGCAAGCATGAGCTTTACCGCTCGGAACCGGCGCTAATCGATGGCACGTTAGAAGTTGTCAACGCGGTAACCGATCTAATGGAAGGCGACGCACCGGTAACCGCAGCGGCGTAAACGAGTTTTTGGGCCCGACGTACTAGAGTAAAAATTGGAAATAGATAACACCTTTTGCCGTTCTGGAAAAAACGGCTTAAAACCCTTGCGGGTTAGCTCAGTTGGTTAGAGCGCAGTACTTGTAATACTGTGGTCGCCGGTTCGATTCCGGTATCCGCACCATTAGGTAAATAAAGGTTCAAGGTTTGCAGTCAACCAAGATTTAAGGGTTAGTTAATGGCAAGTTTCACGATACAAGTAACTAAGGTTGGGCCGGTCTTCGGCAAAATCCTGGTTCTAGAGTTAGGTTTGTTATCGCCTTCGATTCTCTACAGGCTTCCCGGTATGGGCGGGTCTTATGCTTTTTATTTTTAGCGACGAAGAATTGCAACGAAGGGAAAAAGAAGTGCGCGACTTGCTGCGCTCTTGGACGTGGAATCTAAACGTGTCGCTTATGGCGATGGTTTGGTGTCTCGCGTTTCTTTATTGGGATTTGCAGCACGACTCTTTGTCGTGGTTATGGCCCTTGGTGCAAATCATTTTGCTAATTTTGAATGGCGGCAACGTGCTAAGCGCTTATCAAGGCCGCCGCTTTTGCAAAGAATATCTTTTTTTTCTAAATTACTTGAAGGGGAAACAAAATGCCTTTATTCGAAATAGCGATAATCAAGAAGCCGACTAAAAAGGAATTGGACGAGGGGACCGGGCAAGAAGAGCTACTTTTTGGACCCAAAACCGTGCTAGCGAAAGATGAGCAAGCGGCTGGCATGATGGCAGTCATGGGCCAAAACGTAGATTTAAACCGGAGTCAGGTACTTATCCGCCCTTTTGCGTAAGCCCCGTTGAAGAGCAACGCGCGCGCTCGCGCGCGGCGGTGCGAGCGGCGGGGGCGGGCAATCCGCAATTAGTGCAAGCCATGCAAGAAGCGGCGGGGCATGATGTTTTTTTCAATGCGGTTAACACCGATACGGGGGTGAAATATTTAAAGAGTTTGGGCACAACGACAAGCTATAACGCGGCGGGTTTTGCCAGCGCAACGGCGAATAGCGGCGGATGAAATACCGAGAACATCGCGGCGGCCTTGCCGACAGTATGGCGACGGTAGTAGAGCTACCCGACAAGGCCGCGCTTATTAAATACCTTCGCGCATCGTTCGATGCGTGGAATAAACAAGTGCCGGGCTTAGAGCATAACTTCCCGCGCATCGATGACGATACGGTGAAGGTCGAAAAGTACCACTATGACGAGCGCATCAAATGGGATACGCACATAGTAACTATTGAAAAGTTCGGCCCCGTGGGCTTTACAGACGGCCCATGCGCATAGAATCGCGCGCTTTGTTGCCGGATAGAAGCTCGGCGCCGCCGAGCCGCCGCGCGGCAATCCGTACCTTTCCATGCCCGACATGCGGCGCGCAGCCGGGGCACCCGTGCTTATCCTTAAAGCCGCGTACCTTTGGGCTACGCTACGAAAAGATGCACCGCGCGCGCATCGAAGCGTACCGGGGCGGGTGCGAATATTGCGGCGGCAATGGCTTGCATGCCGTTAGCTGCGCGCACCCGCGTAAATTCGCGCATTTAAACGCATCATGTAAGTAAACTTTTTGCGTTGTAATGTGTGCGCATATACATTGCGCGCCAATGATTTCAGAAACACGAAGACGCCTTAAAGAATGGGGCATATGGGCTTGCGGCGGCGAGCCGCAGTTATCAAGTATGTTTCGCTCGATGTTCGGGCGCGGCGCGCAAGATTTACGGGAAATGCCGCCGCATATTCAGCAAATCGATCATATTATCTGTATTGCCCCGCCCGACATTCGCCACGCCCTCATCAAGTTTTACGGCACGGGCGGCACCTTCCAAGACAAAGCTATTTCGTTTGGGTTAGATCGTAAAAGCCTACGCCGCAAGATAGACCGCGCAGATTATTACGTGCATTCGACCCTTGACAACCTTCCCGAAAAAACCGAAATTCGCGCGCAGAATGGTCTTGGTGTCCACCAAGCCAATAAATTGCGGGTAAGTGAACCAGTGTCACGCCGGGCTCATAACTCGGAAAGACCGCGCAACTCGGTAACCCGCATCCAACCCAATGAGGTAACGGCATGAAATCCGGTGAAGTGCAAAACAAGGCGAGCGAGCGCGGCATGGTTCACGCCAAGAAAAGCGCGGGCTCGGGAACGATTCATTCCGAGGAACATGTAGGCGGCAAAGGCCCCGGCACGCACTCTTTCCGCCTGCCTAAGCAACATGAAGTGTGCGACCATTCCAACGTGCGCGGCTCTATCGGTAAAGAGTAGCGCCCAATGGTCATGACACCATCCCAAGCCGCGAATCGTAACCAGCGGGCAAGCAACATGCGCGGGCGCGATACGATTGGCAAAGGCACGCCGAAGGGCGCGGGCGGTGTGTATGCGGGCAAAGACCCGATAGCCTTTGACACGCGCTCTAACACGGTAAGCGGCGAGCCCAAGGGCGCGCCGGATAATAAATACGACAACGCGCGCGAAGTTGGCGACGTGATGCTAAGGCAGGAAGCGAAGGGCCGCGATTCGATCCAGCAAAATAAAGACCGCTTCGTGTCCACGCCGCGCGAAGGGAACGACGGTATGCGCTTTCGCATCGAAGACGGTAACCACGCCAAGCAGATCGACCAAGACGCCCCGCCTAAGTAAATGCCCGAACCGGTTAAAGGCGAGAAGCTTAGCGACTTCGTAAGCCGCTACATGGGCAGCGGGGAAGCGCGGAAGAGCTTCCCGAAACAATCGCAGCGCGCGGCCGTCGCGTATTCGGAATTTAGAGAGAGAAAGAAAAAGAAGGCATGAAAGTTGAGGGCGTACGGTTAGCGGATAAATCCGTTAATTTCGTCGCGCCGGGGCGTCGTGTGCGCCCGTTACGGGATCAAATCATCGTTAAGCCGCAACCCTTGAAGCTTGGGCAAAAGCTCGCCGCAGATTGGCAAGGCGCGCCCGTGGTCGGCGTGGTGCTAGCCGCTGGCCCCGGATGTTACTTGAATATCCACGAAAAGGGTTTCAAAGACGGCAAGCCCTACCGGCGCGTGCGGCAATCGAAAGTTTTCACGCCGACCGAAGTTAAGCCCGGCGACGTGGTGCATTTAGGCGGCATGGAGCTAGGCGGCTATCTATTTCCGCAAGTTTGGGCCGACGGCGCTTGGTGTGTCGTGTGCCGTGAGCAAGACGTAGCAGTTCTACAGGAAGCGTAAAAAATGGGCACCGTTCGAGACAATCCGAAAATGCTTAAAAACATCGGCGTTAAAGGTGTTGAGCCGCCGCAGTTCGCCAAGTATCGCGCCGAGCGCATCCCGGGGCAGCCGACCAAAGCGCGCGCCCGGATTCAATCCAGTTTCCTAAACGCGCTTGCGGATGACTTCGACAAGCACGGGCGCGGCGCAATTGATTATTGCCGCCGCAATGACCCGACCGCATACGTAAAGGTTTGCGCCTCGCTCATGCCGAAGGAATTCAAACAAGTTTCCCCTTTAGAAGAAATGACCGAGGCCGAACTTGTCGCAGCCGTCGAACATATCCGAAGCAAGATTATTGGAAATCTTGACGCGGGAATTATTGAAACGTCGGGCACGGAATCAATTAACTAGTTATAAGCCGTACCCGAAGCAATTAGAATTCCACGCGGCGGGCTTAGATTACCGCGAACGCTTGCTAATGGCAGGCAATCAATTAGGCAAAACATTAGCGGCGGGCATGGAAACCGCCATGCACTTAACCGGGCAATATCCGAGCGAATGGCCCGGGCGCCATTGGCGCCGCCCCGTGGTGGGTTGGGCGGCGGGCGTCACGGGCGAATCCACGCGCGACAACCCGCAACGCATCTTGCTTGGGCGCCCCGGCGAATTTGGTACCGGCGCCATACCGAAAGATTTAATCATCGATCATACAAGCTCGCGCGGCATGGCAGACGCGCTCGATACCGTACATGTGCGCCATATCTCGGGCGATGTGTCTACGCTGCAATTTAAAGCGTATGAGAAAGGCCGCGAGAAATGGCAAGGTGAAACGCTAGACTTTGTTTGGTTTGACGAAGAGCCACCGGAAGAAATCTACACGGAAGGCTTAACGCGTACCAACGCTACCGGGGGCATGACGTATATAACCTTTACGCCGCTCTTAGGTATTACGGGTGTCGTGCGCCGCTTCATTATCGATAAACAAATCGGTACGCACTACACGCAAATGGCGATAGATGACGCGGCGCACTTCACGCCCGCACAACGCGCGGCAATCATCGGAAGCTATAAAGCTTGGGAAGTCGACGCGCGCACTAAAGGCATTCCGCAACTTGGGAGCGGGCGCGTGTTTCCAGTAAATGACGATGACTTGCGGGTGAAGGCCTTCGCCATCCCCGAACATTGGCCGCAGATCGCCGGGCTAGACTTCGGGTGGGACCATCCGAGCGCGGCGGCGCGGCTCGCATGGGATCGCGATAACGATATTCTGTATGTGACGGCGGTTAAGCGCGCGCGCGAGAACACGCCGGTTATGTTCGCGGCGAGCGTAAAGCCTTGGGGCGCGTGGTTGCCGTGGTCCTGGCCGCATGACGGCTTGCAACACGACAAGGGCAGCGGTGAGCAATTAGCCGCGCAGTACCGCGAGCAAGGCTTAAATCTACTCCGCGTGCGCGCCACGTTTCCCGATGGCAGCAACGGCTTAGAAGCCGGTGTTACGGAAATGCTAGACCGCATGCAAACCGGGCGTTTGTTGGTGTTCGATCATTTAGCGGATTGGTTCGAAGAGTTTAATTTGTACCATCGCAAAGAAGGCCTAATCGTCAAACTCAACGACGATTTAATGAGCGCCACGCGCTACGCAATGATGATGCGCCGATTTGCCACCGTGGCTAGCAAGCTCATACCGCGCCCGCATTTTGAAAGGCTTTTCGTGTCGCGTAACGGTGATGAACACGGTTGGATGATGTGAGCGCAGTTATTTCCCGCAAAAAAAGCCGCGACCCGGCAAACGCTTTTGCGGCGGGCGATTCTGCGCGCTTTAGCGGGCAATCGGCGGATAGAAGTGTATCGGGCGAAATGGATGTAAAAGTTGTCGACCCGTGGAGTAATAAAAACAAAGTTACGCATTCGGACAAAAGCGGCACGCCATACGAAGGCGCGTCGCGGCATTTGCCAACGGCGCGCGTAGAGCGCCCCGAACAAAAACATATGGGGCAAATGCGCCCCGCAAAACAATTCGAAGCGTATCACCATACCCTTAGCAAGAAGTAATGCCCACGATTCCGCGAGATTTGGAAAAACAGGCAACGACAGACAGAGAAATTTTTAACGAATGCCGCGAGCGACTACGCATCGCGACAGAGGCGGAAAACGAAAACCGCGCTAAGGGCATCGACGCGCAGAAATTCCGCGACGGCTTCCAATGGCCCGATGATTTATATAACCAGCGCAAGATTGATAAGCGCCCTAGCTTAACCATCAATCATACGAATACTTTTGTGCGCCGTGTTGTTAATAACATGCGCCAAGAAAGGCCGCGCATCAAAGTACACCCCGTGGGCGATGGCGCCGACGTATCGAAAGCTAATGTCATTTCCGGGCTCATCCGCCATATCGAGAACATTTCTAACGCATCCGTGGCGTATGACACGGGCGGCGAATCGGCGGTAACAATCGGGTGGGGTTATTGGCGCGTCATGTCGGATTACTTGGCGCCCGATTCATTCGACCAAGAATTAAAAATCGTTCCCATTAGAAACACCTTTACGGTGTACTTCGACCCTACAAGCGTGATGCCAGCCGGGGAAGATTCGGAATGGTGCATTCTCACCTACAAGATGCGCCGCCAAGACTACGCGCGCGAATACCCGGACGCGGATAACGTCGAATTCCAGCGCACCGGCAACGGCGATGAAATGGCCGAATGGGAAACGAAAGAAGAAATACGGCTAGCAGAGTATTACCGGGTTAGAAAAGATTCCGACACGCTCTATCAAATGAGCAACGGTATGGCGCTATTCGCCGATCAAATCGACGAGCTAAGCGCCGATCTATCCGCCGCCAAGGTAACGAAAGTGAAAGGCCCGGGCGGCAAGGTGGTTAGCCGTCCAACGGTACGCCGCACCGTTGAATGGTTCCGCTTGAACGGGCAAGAAGTAGTCGACAAGCGCACGCGCAGCGAAGACCCGTTGCCCGATCAATGGATTCCGGTTATCCGTTGCGAGGGCAACGTGATAGACCTTAACGGCACCGTGCGCCGTAAAGGCATGGTCGCGGATTTGATGGACCCGGCGCGCATGTACAACTATTGGCGCACCATGGAAACCGAGCTATTGGCGCTTGCGCCTAAAGCCCCGTTCATTGTGGCGGCAGGGCAGCTAGATGGGCACCCGGAATGGAAGGATGCCAACCAAAAGCCCTACTCGGCGTTGGTGTATGAGCCTGCCTTCGTCGAACAACCGGACGGCAGTAAACAGGTTTTGCCGCCCCCAACACGTATGCCAGCGGTGCCGGTGCCAGCGGGCGCCGTGCAAGCGGCCCAAGGCGCGCAGCAAGATTTAATGGCCGTTGCCGGGATGCCGCATGACCCGGTGGCAGATGTGCCGGGGGCGGCAATCTCGGGCGTTGCGCTACAGCGGCGCCAGGCCTTGTCCGACATTTCGCATTATCAATACTACGACAACCAAACGCGGGCCATTGCGCACACCGGCAAGATTCTTTTGCAGCTAATCCCTTTCTATTACTCCACGGCGCGCATGCAACGGATTATCGGCGAAGACGGCGTGCCGCAAATGGTTGGCATCAATCAACCGCAAACCCAAGGCGTGGGCGCCGATGGCGTCGCCATCCAGGCGGTTAAGAATGATCTAAGTATCGGTCGCTATGACGTGGTGATGGACACCGGCCCGGGCTATGAAACCAAGCGCCTAGAGGGCGCCGAGTCAATGGTAGAGCTACTAAAAACGCCGCTCGCCGAGCCTATCGTAAAGGTGGGCGCCGATATCGTGGTGCGCAATATGGATTTCGCCGGGGCATCGGATTTAGCCGACCGCTTGGCGCCGATGAGCCCGCAAGGCATGCAGAAAGCTATAGCGAACTTGCCGAAAGAGGCGCAAGGGATCGTCATGACGTTGCAGTCACAAAACCAGCAACTAACGACGCAGCTACAGCACTTGCAGCTAGAAATTAAATACAAGAGCGATATCGAGCACGGTTGGCAGCAAGTAGAGCGCGAGAAGCAACACGCGCACTCAAAAGAAGTGCAAGTCAAAGCGGAAACCGCGCAAACCGATACTTACGTTAAGGGTCAAACGGCGCGCGACGTTGCCGAGATCAACCAAGCCGGGAAGCTCATCGATTCCGAAGCGCAGCGCGGCCATGACCGGCGCGCGCAAGACAAAGAGTTAGCCGCAGCGGCGAGCGCAGAAAAAGCGAACGGCGCCGCGAAGTAAAAGCCCCGCGCCTAATAAGCCGGGCCGGTGAGAAGGGGGCACCGCAATAAATGCCCCTTGCCATTTTGTTGAATGAAGCAAGTCGCTTAATTGCGAAGGATGAAGTATGGGCAAAGTAATTACGGGCGCGGGCCTAAATGAATTTATTTCGAGCGGCAAGGTAGAAGAAATTAAAGACGCACCGAAAGCGAAGGTGGCGAAAGACGCGCCAGCGCTCGAAGTAGTCAAAATCGCCGGCGATGGTGGCGGCGAGAAAAAACCGGAAGCGAAAGAAGATGACGCGCCAGCCGAAGAGCTTTCAAGCGCGGAAGAAATCGAAGCGGCGATAAAGGGCAGCGACGCGCTCGCCGATTACGTTACGAAGAAAAACGCAACGATTAATCGCAAGCACGCGCAAATGCGCGAAGCGCAAAAGGCCGCCGATGAGGCGGAAGAGTTTGCAAAAGGTCAATACACACGCGCGCGCCTTGCCGAAGAGCGCGCCGCGCAGATCGAAAGAGAGTTAGCAGATTTTCGCAGTAAGGCCGCGCCAGCGGCAGAAAAAGCGCCGGAATCGGTTAAGCCCGACCCGGCAAAGTTTTACGATGATAAAGGGCAATTTAAGGCGTTTGAATACGCGGAAGAGTTAGCAAGTTATGCCGCTAAAAAAGCGGTGGAAGAGGATAGAGCGAAGGTAATAGCAGACAACCAAGCGGCGGCTGCCGCAGCGGCGGAAGCACAAGCACGGGCTCGCGTCGCCGCATCGATTAAGAAATATCCCGACTTCGAACATGTCATGGCGGAAACGGATACGCGTCTACATACGCGCGTACTCGAATATTTGTCGGGGTCCGATTACATCGGTGATGTTTCTTACTACCTCGCTAAGAATCCCGAATACGTCGAGCGTATCAACAAACTAAACCCGCTTAAGGCTATCGCCGAAATCGGGAAACTTGAATTGACTTTCGAGAAGCCGAGCGAACCCGCCACCAAAGCGGAAGAGCCCACGGCGGCGAAAGTTGTAGCGCCCGCGCCCATCAAGCCGCTAACCGCATCGGGTGCCGTGAATGTCAACACGGACCCCGCAAAAATGTCGTTTCGCGAACTTCGGGCCTTCGAAAGATCGCGCGCCGCGCTTAAGCGGCGTTGATTTTTCCGCGCTACCTAAACCCTTTAGGAGCAAAAATCGATGGCTAATAACCTACTCACTATGAGCTATATCACCAATGAGGCTCTAGTAGTTTTAGAAAATGAATTGGTGATAGCTAACCGGGTGGAGCGCCAATACTCGAATGAGTACGCGCAGACCGGCG